GCCACTGTAATTATATTGAATAATATAAGTTATTCACCAAATAGGCATACTTAATCCAAATAACTGTCCGTAAGTCAGAGTAGGAGATATTTATGGATAAATTTTTTACACAAAGAACTTGTGACAGATGCGGTGGTTCTTTAGAGAAAGGCAGAATAAGGTCAATGTTTAACACAGATTGCATTTGCATGGCCTGCTTTGAAAAAGAAAAGAAGGATAAGGATTATGAGAAGGCTGTAAAGGCTGACCATGAAGAAATCAAGAAAGGTAATTATAATTACAAAGGCATAAGAGGCTAATTAAAAAGAAAATTAGAGGAAGGGCTTACTAAAAAAGTAGGCTCTTTTCTTATGATAAATTTTAAAAATTGGAGGTGATACCTATGGCACAAAGGGGAAGGAAACCAAAACCAACAGCGGTAAAAGAACTTGAGGGCAATCCAGGAAAAAGACCGCTTAATGAATTGGAACCAAAGCCTCAAAAGAAAGCACCAAAATGTCCGAGCTGGCTTGATGCAGAAGCTAAAAAAGAATGGAGAAGGATTGCAAAACAGCTTGAGGAACTTGGTATATTAACAGAAGTTGATATGGCAGCTTTTGCAGGATATTGTGAAGCTTATGCACGTTGGAAAGAAGCAGAAGAATTTATATCAAAGCATGGAACAATTGTAAAAACACCAAGTGGTTATTGGCAGCAAGTGCCACAGGTATCTATTGCCCAAACTTATCTTAAAATTATGATTAAATTCTGTGAACAGTTTGTACTTACACCGTCTTCAAGAAGTAGAATTGTTGCAGATAAAGGTACTAACGAAGTTTGTGATCCTATGGAAATGATGCTAAGGGGTGAGGTGAAATAATGTATGATGAAGCAAAAGCAAAGCGAGCTATTAATTTTATCAACTGCTTAAAACATACAAAAGGTCAATGGAGAGGTGTTCCTTTCGATTTACTTCCTTGGCAAGATAAAATTATTAAAGACATATTTGGCAATGTAAAGGAAAATGGATATCGTAAGTATAATACAGCTTATGTGGAAATTCCAAAGAAGAACGGTAAGAGTGAACTTGCAGCAGCAATAGCACTTTTAATGACTTGTGGAGATAATGAATGGGGAGCGGAAGTTTATGGCTGTGCTTCTGATAGGCAACAAGCTTCTATTGTTTTTGATGTTGCAGTTGAAATGGTGGAGCAATGCCCAGCACTAAAGAAAAGAATTAAACCTATAATGTCAATGAAAAGATTGGTGTATAAACCTACCAATAGTTTTTAGCAAGTGTTATTAGCTGAAGCATATACAAAGCATGGACTTAATGTTCATGCAGTTGTTTTTGATGAACTTCATGCTCAACCTAATAGAGATTTATTTGATGTAATGACTAAAGGTTCGGGTGATGCAAGATTGCAACCATTATTTTTTCTTATAACTACAGCTGGAACAGATAGGAATTCAATATGTTTTGAGCAGCACCAAAAGGCAATGGATATAATTGAAGGTAGAAAAATAGACCCAATATTTTATCCAGTTATTTATGGAATAGATGATAATGCTGATTGGGGGTTAGAAGCGAACTGGTATAAAGCAAATCCATCTTTAGGACACACTATTGATATAGAAAAAGTTAGAAATGCTTATAATAGCGCAAGAGAAAATCCTGCTGAAGAAAATATCTTCAGACAACTGAGATTAAATCAATGGGTAAAAACAATCCACTCGCTGGATGCAAATGCATATCTGGGATGAGTGTGATTTTAATATAGATATAGATTCATTACGCGGTAGAGAATGTTATGGAGGACTTGACCTTTCAAGTACTACAGATATTACTGCTTTTGTTTTAGTTTTTCCACCAAGAACATCTGAAGAAAAATATATAATATTGCCTTACTTTTGGATACCAGATGACAATTTAAAGCTTAGGGTAAGAAGAGATCATGTTCCTTATGATATGTGGGAGAAACAAGGTTTTATAAAAACTACAGAAGGTAATGTGGTTCACTATGGATTCATAGAAACTTTTATAGAAGAACTTTACACAAAATATAACATTAAAGAAATTGCATTTGATAGATGGGGAGCTGTGCAAATGGTACAGAATCTAGAGGGGATGGGATTTACAGTAGTTCCTTTTGGACAAGGATATAAAGATATGTCACCATCTTCAAAAGAATTGATGAAGTTAACTCTTGAGAAGAAAATGGCACATGGAGGAAATCCAGTGCTTAGATGGATGATGGATAATATTTTTATTAAGCAAGATCCAGCTGGGAATATTAAACCTGATAAGGAGAAGAGCACAGAAAAAATTGATGGAGCTGTTGCTTTAATAATGGCACTGGATAGATCTATAAGAAATCAAGGAAGTTGTGGAAGTGTTTATGATGATAGAGGAATACTTGTATTGTAGCTAAATATTATCATGTGAAATATTTATAACATTATACTTGAAAAATTAGAATCTATGTTATATAATTCTATCATAAGTTATATATTTATAACTTATGATAGAATTGTATAACATGGGGGATAATATGAATAAGATAATGAATTTAAGACAAAAGTAATTGTTAAAAAGTGGATTTGTAGGCGTAGTTTGGATTATAGTCGGACTTATGCAAGTTTTTGAATTCAATAAAATTATTAAAGTAATGGTAGTAATTGTTTTAGTAGTCGCTTTGATTTCTAATTTCATTCCATACTTCGTAAAAACAGAGGTGAAAGATGAGATGGCACAACTTAATGAGAAAAAATCAAAATCTGGTGTATATGATTTTTTAATTTTAGGAATTATGATTTGTGCATTAATAAGTATTTTTAAAGATACAGGGATAGTTGATTTAAAATTGATAATGCCATTTTTAGTAGGTGGAATTACTTTCTTGAAATATATATTTTTTGTTATTTGTGAAAAGGTAGGTGACTAAATTGCCTCAACTAAAGACTAAAATTCATGAACTTCGCAGAGAGTTTAATATGAAACAAGAAGAATTAGCAAGATTGGTAGGAGTCAGAAGAGAGACAATAGGGCATTTAGAGAATGAGAGATACAATCCATCTTTGAAATTAGCTATGGATATTGCTAAAGTGTTCGGAAAATCAGTAGAAGAAGTATTTGAATTTATAGATGATGATGAATAAAATTTATAGTAGAACATGTAAAATATATTCAGGAATGAAAATATTAATTACTTTGAAAAAGGTGACTTATTTATGAAGAATTATTTTAAATATCATTGTCCTTGCTGTGGATATTATACATTTAAAGAGCCTGTTGAGGGAAACTACGATGTTTGTGATGTTTGCTTTTGGCAAGATGATTTAGAACAGAAAAAAGATCTTTCGCTTGTCATAGGTGCAAATGATATGTGCCTAAATACTGCACTAAAGAATTATCTTAGTATTGGAGCTGTAGATGCAGAAAAAGTTAAATATATTAGGGGAGCATTTGAAGAGGAAATTCCTGAAGGGATTATTGTAATAGACAAAAGTCATTATGATATTTTTGTAAAGCACGTAGATCAAGAAGAAATGGAGTTTCTATTAACTAATAACATTTTTAAATTTGATGATAAAGGGAATTTGCTACTTGATCCGAGAAATGATGGAGACTTAATAACCTATGATTTAGTTTGTGACCTTTACACAAAAGTAGGAATTGATAAAAATGGAGAACCTACAATGTTAGGATATAAAATTGAAGCAGTAAGCGATTATATTTATTCTTGTATGGATAATTCAAAAAATTCTGATGAAGTTGCAATTATTCCTAATTATGAGAAATGGGAATTGTTTCAAGAAAAACGTCTTTAAAGACAGCATAAAATAGCACAAGTAATATGGAATAATAAATGAGGTGAAGTTATGCTAAGAACCCCTTTAGGAAATTTAATAATGCATAAGAATGATGTAGAGATAGATTATAGGGCAATACCACAATCATTAAAAGTTATTGATAAATGTAATTATTATGTTGATGAAAGATATTTAATACTTGTGGATACAACAACTATAAAAGCGGGTGACACAATTAAATGTTTCATTGATTGTGGAAATGTTGAAACAGATATTAATGGTGGAGAGTGTTTGACACTTTTAGATTTTACAAAAGATAATATATTAACGAGTTTAGGTGGATATGAAATATTATATCATTATGATGATGATAAAACCTTTGCATTTGACATGTATTATATTAAAAATGGATTAGAGGTATATTTTATTGATACGCAATATGTTGAAAAATTCAGATTAGCAATATCTTGGATGGAATTAAAAGAGGGACGAAATCAGATGTCAACATGGTATGCGTCAGATCCGTTCTTATGTTATGAAAATTATGAGTAATAAATATTATACAAGATTCGGAATAGAGGCAAGTGGTGCTTTGAACTTTTTAATTCGTTGTAATTTGAGTATGAAAGAGCTATCGTATACGTTTAAAAGTGGGAGAGGAAAAGAGCTAGATTATATTGCAATACAATTAACAAATGACGATATAGAATCTATGAAGCCATATATTATTGTAAAGAATTTTGAAGAGTATAGGCATAAGTCAAGAGAAGGAAAGATGCTGTCATATTTAGATGGTTGGACAATAGAGTTTGAGGGGGTTACAGATTCAGAGATACCAATAATTCAACTTTCAAGTGATAATTATAATTACGATATTCAGCTTCCGGTGGAAAAACTATATTTGTTTTTAGAAAACAAGTGTTTTTGTAAGAATAATAAATACAAAAATTATTACGGAAAATAAGCAGTATGCATGTAAGATGAAGTACAATTAATAAAATAAAGCTTATTTAGAATATAGCATCTTTTAATGAGGTGCCTTTTTTATATCCATTTTTTGGAGGTGAACACAATGAAAATACCAATAATATCAAAACTTTGGGAGCCTAGAGCAGGTCCTAAAAATAGTTTTTTAGGAAGCAGATATAGTTTCTTCTTTGGAAGCACTACAAGTGGTAAAACAGTAAATGAAAGAACTGCGATGCAAACTACTGCAGTTTATGCTTGTGTTAGAATACTTGCTGAAACAATAGCTTCACTTCCACTTCATACGTATAAATACACAGAAACAGGCAAGGAAAAAGCTATAGAACATCCAATATATAATCTTCTTGCAGATGAACCAAATTCAGAGATGACTTCATTTGTGTTTAGGGAAACACTTATGAGTCATCTTTTATTATGGGGAAATGCATATGCACAGATAATTAGAGATGGAAGAGGAAATGTTATAGCATTATATCCTTTGTTACCTAATAAAATGAAAGTTGATAGAGCAAGTAATGGAGAAATATATTATATTTATTCAAGATATTCAGATGAAAATCCTAATATAGAGGGTTATGGTGAAGTATATCTACAAAATCATGAAGTACTTCATATTCCAGGGTTAGGGTTTGATGGTTTAGTTGGGTATTCACCAATAGCTATGGCAAAGAATGCAGTTGGGATGTCTATTGCTTGTGAAGAATATGGAGCTAGTTTTTTTGCTAATGGAGCTAATCCAGGTGGAGTATTAGAACATCCAGGAGTAGTTAAAGACCCTGCAAGAGTTAGAGATAGTTGGAACTCAGTATATCAAGGGACAAGTAATGCACACAAAGTTGCAGTTCTTGAAGAAGGCATGAAATTTCAAAGTATAGGAATACCACCAGAACAAGCACAATTTTTAGAGACGAGAAAATTTCAGATTAATGAAATTGCTCGTCTTTTTCGTATACCTCCACATATGGTTGGAGATTTGGAAAAATCCAGTTTTTCTAATATAGAGCAACAAAGTCTTGAATTTGTTAAGTATACGTTAGATCCGTGGGTGATTAGATGGGAACAAGCAATGAAAAAAGCTTTATTACTACCTAGTGAAAAGAAAGATTATTTTATTAAGTTTAATGTAGATGGATTACTTAGAGGGGACTATCAAAGTAGAATGAATGGTTATTCTATTGGAAGACAAAATGGATGGTTATCCAGTAATGATATTAGAGAACTTGAAAATTTAAATAAAATACCAGATGAGCTAGGTGGAGATTTGTATTTAATCAATGGAAACATGACAAAGCTTGCTGATGCAGGTGCATTTGCGAATAAAAATAATACAGGATTGGAGGAAAAGATGTGAGCAAGAAGTTTTGGAACTGGATAAAGAATGAAGGAAGTAGGACACTTTATTTTGATGGATACATTGCACAGGATAGTTGGTTTGATGATGATATTACTCCTAAGCAATTCAAGGCAGAACTTACAGATTCAGAAGGAGATATAGCAGTGTGGCTTAATTCACCAGGTGGAGATGTGTTTGCAGCAAGTCAGATTTATACAATGTTAAAGGAATATAAAGGAAAAGTAACAGTAAAGATTGATGGCATAGCAGCTAGTGCAGCATCAGTTATTGCTATGGCTGGAAGCGAAATATTAATGTCACCGGTTGCAATGATGATGATTCATAATCCATCTACAGTTATTTTTGGCGAGGCTGCAGATTTACAAAGTGGTATTGATATGCTCTCCGAGGTAAAAGAAAGTATAGTTAATGCATATGAGCAAAAGACTGGGCTTGCAAGAAATAAGATATCAAAAATGATGGATGCTGAAACTTGGTTTAGCGCTAATAAAGCCGTAGAACTTGGTTTTGCAGATAAAGTTTTATATGAGGATAATAGAGAAAAAAGAGCAAAACTATGGGACAGTACAAAGGCTTTCTTAGATAGTAAAAGAAATGATAATGGATTGTTATCAGTTGAGGATACTTCAACTTATGAAAAGATGGAAGCTGATGTAGTAAATTTAGGAAAGGAAGTAGACAGATTAGAACGTCAAGCGGCACTTGACTTAGAGTTTTCAAAGGCAACTTCTAGTGCAATTAGAAATGATCCTAATAATAACATTGACGGAGAAAAAATAGGTAGAGCATCAAACGAGTATAAAAGTGCATTCTGGAAGACTATGAGAAATAAGAATAGCTTTGATGTGCAAAATGCTCTGCAAATTGGTACTGATAGCGAGGGAGGATTCCTTGCACCGGATGAGTTTGAAAAAACACTAATTGAAAGTTTAGGAGAACAAAATATATTTAGACAACTTGCCAATATAATTACCACATCTTCAGGTGATAAGAAAATTCCTGTAGCTGCTTCAAAAGGCACAGCATCATGGGTTGAGGAAGAAGGACCTATTTTAGAATCAGACGATTCATTTGGGCAAGTATCAATTGGAGCATATAAATTAGCCACTATGATTAAGGTTTCTGAGGAACTTCTTAATGATAGTGTTTTTAATTTGGAGAATTATATAGCAAAAGAGTTTGCTAGAAGAATTGGTGCAAAAGAAGAAGAAGCCTTTTTTATAGGTGATGGTACTGGAAAGCCTACAGGAATATTTAATACTACTGGTGGGGCAACACTTGGGATTACAGCGGCAAGTGCTACGGCTATAACTATTGATGAGATTATGGATTTATTCTATTCTCTAAAATCACCATACAGAAAGAACTCTATATTTACTATGAATGATGCCACTGTTAAGGCTATTAGAAAGCTTAAAGATGGTAATGGACAGTATATTTGGCAACCATCAATTACAGCAGGTGAGCCAGACACTATTTTAAGTAGACCTGTAAAAACTTCTGCCTATTACCAATATTAGGATCTGGAAATAAAACTATTGCATTTGGTGATTTTAGTTACTATTGGGTAGCTGATAGACAAGGTAGATCATTCCAAAGACTAAATGAACTTTATGCAGCAACAGGATAAGTAGGCTTTAAAGCCACACAAAGAATTGATGGTAAACTAATACTTCCTAAAGCTATTAAAGTTTAGGTGATGAAATACAAATTATAAGTAAATTTGGAGGTTTAAATCTAGTAGATATAATAATTATTATGTAAAGTAAAGTAATACAAAAACGTAATCCGAAGTATAGTAATACCTATTAGACATGAAAAAACATATAATATGTATTAATTATTGATAGAAAGCAATTTTAATGCATACTATACACTAAAACAATAGGACAAAATTTTATGAGTAATGAATTGAGGTGAGTATATGATTCTTTCGCTTGAAGAAGTTAAATTGTATTTAAGAGTTGATGGTGATGTTGTGGCCATAGCAGATTTAAGGCATAGAATAATACTTCAAAAATTCACTACAGTAATAAATGAAAATGGATTTGAGAATGAAGCTTGGCAGGATTATAAAGCAGTATGGGCATCAATTTCTAATTTGTCTGGCAGAGAATATTATCAAGCTGCAGCAATCCAAGCAGAGAAAACTATAAAATTTTTAATAAGATACACAGATGGAATTGATACAGACATGAGAATTTTATTTAAGGATAAGCAGTATAATATAACTTCAATTGATAATATGAAATATGCAAATAAGTACATTGAAATAAAAGCATTGGAGGTGTATATTAGTGGCTGATATAGAGCTTAAAGGTGTTGATGGGATATTAAATAAGCTTCAGCAAATTGGTACAAATATCAGTAGATTAGAAAACAAAGCGCTAAAAAATGCAGCAGAACCTGTACTTGAAGATGCAAAAGCAACGAATGCATTCAATGATAGAAGTGGTAAGCTCAGAAAAGGGCTTAAGATAAGCAATATAAAAAGCATAGAAGGAACTAAATATATTCAAGTAGATGTGTGGAGCAAAAGTGATTATACAGAGGTTGTAGAAAAAGTAGAAAATTATATGAAGGTCGCAGAGTTTACAAGAACTTCTGCGGCTGATTTATTTGAGGAAGATACTAAAATATATCACAAAGTAATGAGATTTTTTATTCAAATTGAAGGGAGGCAATAATGTATGTCAGAAATAGTTAGTAGTGCTCCTGTAGGAGTAGAGAATTTAGTATATGCAATATTAACAGAAGAAGAAACTCCAACTTATGGTACGCCAGCATTAATTTCACCAGCAATAAATGTAAAAATAAATTCCAAGAGCAATTCAGAGACATTGTATGCTGATAATAGAGCAGTGGAAACAGTATTAAATTTAGGCGAAGTAGATGTAGAAATTGAAACTCAAGATTTACCATTAGAAGTTCAAACAGCACTTCTTGGGCATAAATTGGATGCAACAACTAAAGTTATGAGGCTAATGATATGGCTTCTTATGTAGCTATAGGATTTAAGGTGAAAAAAGCCAATGGTAAACATAGATATGTTTGGCTACTTAAAGGGAAATTCAGTGAACCAGAGGAAGAGCATTCAACTCAAGAAAATAAAACGAAATTCCAAACACCAAAACTTAAAGGTACTTTTCTAACAAGAGAAGATGGTAAGTGGAAGTACACTGCCGATGAAGATAGTGGCTTTACAGGTGGCCCTACTTGGTTTACTAATGTATATGCTCCGGTGGTTTAGTTACAAATTTTTAATGTGATGGGAGGAATAAACTTTGGAAATATTACTTAATAATAAAACCTATGTTATGCCTAAGGCAAAAACAAGAATGCTTAGAAAGGCTATTGAAATAAATGAAAATATAAATTTTAATAACCTAAAAACTAAGAATCTAGATGAACTTGTTGATTTTGTAGTTGAACTTTATGGAAATAAATTAAATGAGTTCCTCAGGACTTTTAGAGCAAGGATGGACTTTAAACGATATTGATGAAATGGATATATTTTATTACTTTGATATCTTAATTTATAGAGCTAATAAGGAATATAAGCAGACTTTAAATATATTGTAAAGATATTATCATAATGGCTAAAGATAAAAAGATTAAAGAACTTGAAGAAGAAAATAATAAGCTCAAAGAACAACTTGAGTTTCGTAGAGGAAAGTTATATTAAAAGATGCAACATGCACATTTTGTGAATATTACAAAATAGTGGTGTAAGAAATTTTAAAAGTAAGAGAATAGATATAACCTTAATATAGTGTTTAGAATTGCACTAAACACTACATTAGTAAACTGTCAAAGAGGAGAAAAAGATATTTCTCCAGTACCAACCAGTGCTAGAATATCCCCTTCTTGAACAGGACCCAGTTTTACAATTTCATTTGGGGTATTAAACCTTAAGAATGTTTTTTGATTACCATTAGAATCAATTACTATTACAGTAAGAGGCTTGTCGGGAGTTATCAGTTTACCTGTAATATAATTTCCAGTATATTGAGTCATATTATAGATACCTTGTGTATAAGTAGTTGCAATAGGGAGTGGTTGTGCTTGCGGGATTTCAACAAATGTAAATATAGATATTAAAAAAAATATTAAAAACTTCTTTATTTTCATAACACCACCTCCATTTTATTAGTATTTTGTTTTTAAAATTAGAATATGCACTCTATTGATAATTAAAGTGTCAATAATCTTTTATTTCACAATACTAATTCAGAACTAACTCGCTAAAAGCGACGGCTGTTTTTTCTCATAATACTAATTTGAAATTCATAGTTTCATATTACAATAAAATATAGCAAAATAAAAAGATGTTTTTGACAGCAACATCTTTTTATTTTGTAACACATCCTGTTTATATACTTCGAAAGGAGTGTTAATGAAAATGACTGAATTACAAGTCAATTTTCATAAAGATTTAGTAATACGTGGATTTACAGAATCCACTATTGAAAATTACCTACTAGTTGTAGGTAAATTTTCTATATGATTGTATCACAAATAGAAAGTTAAAAGAAGATACTGTTAACTATAAAAATTCAATAATAAAATTCCTTTTTGTTGTTACATTAAATAAAGAATGGAATGATTTAAAAGTCCCACGAATGAAAAAGAGAAAAACTCTTCCGATAGTACTTTCTAAAAGTGAGGTTAAAGAGTTTCTTGATTCTATTGATAATCTGCGCTATAAAACAATTTTCTCAGTAATTTATTCTGGCGGTCTAAGATTAAGTGAAGTTGCGAAATTAAAAGTTACGGATATTGATAGTAACGACATGAAAATAATTGTTAGAGATGGTAAAGGAAAAAAGGATCGACATACTTTATTAGCACAAAGCACTCTTATACTTTTAAGAGAATATCGGAAAATGTACAAGCCTAATAATTATTTATTTCTTGGAAAAGATGGTGTAAATGACTTAAAAAATAGAGCAATTCAACTTGCTTTTACAAAATATCTAAATAAAACTAATATTAAGAAGAAGGCTCATATTCATACTTTACGCCATTCTTTCGCCACGCATCTTTTAGATGCGGGTACGGATATAATTTATATTCAAAGATTAATGGGACATTCTAGCATAACTACAACAACAGTATATCTTCATTTAAGAGATTATAGAGTCTTAAAAATACAAAGTCCGGCTGATTAGATGAATAGAAAAAATCAACTACAAAATATATTTAAACTTTATGGTGAAGAATATTTTAAAAAACATAATATTCCTAGCTATATTAGAAAAACGTTAGTTGATATAGAATCTTGTAGAGCATCACAATTAGGAGGGCACATAGACCAATGTGATGACTGTGGTGATATTAGAATATCTTATAATTCTTGTAGAAACAGGCACTGTCCTAATTGCCAAACACTAGCAAAAGAAAAATGGATTTTTAATCAAGAAAAACATCTTCTTCCGGTTGGGTATTTTCATATGGTTTTTACGATTCCAAACGAATTCAATACTTTAATGCTACTAAATCAAAAAGTTATGTATAATGTACTATTTAAAGCTGTTTCTGAAACTTTGCTAGAGTTAGCAATGGATAAAAAATATTTAGATGCTGATATAGGAATAACAACTATTTTACATACATGGGGACAGAATCTAATGTATCATCCACATATTCATTGTATAGTTCCTTCGGGCGGTTTAAGTAACTTAGGAAATAAGTGGAATAGCTGTAAGGATAAATTTTTTATTCCAGTAAAAGTTTTATCTAGAAAATTTAGAGGAAAAATTTTATTCTATTTAAAAAAAGAATTTAAACATAAACAATTTAAGTTGAATAAAAATACAATGGAATTTAACAATAATCTGCTATATAAAGATTTTATAAATGAAATGTATTTCCCGAAAACTGCGTGGCAGTTTTCGAAACAAAACAAAGAATAAATTAGCATTGAAAATGTAAATTATAGCCTTTATTTTCACATTTAATTTATACTTTTTCTAAACATAGATTTTTATGCACAAA